CGCGTTAGTGGGTAATGGAAGAGACGTAGCTGACACTGGTACAGTTTGGTCTGAGGCAATGACGACAGAAACGGAATTAGCTTTTGTGGTTTGTCCCAGCGTTGTGGGTAATTGATCAGTGGTGGTTGCTTGACTGCCAGAAGGAGTGTAACTAAAACTACCACTAACAGGAATTGCGGTTTGGTCTGAGGCAATCGTTACCGATAGAGAGTTAGCCTTCGTGGCTTGCCCTGTAAGGTTAGCGAGTTTAAGCCAGATAGCCGAAGCCCATCCTATTATACCCGCACCACCTGTAGGCATACCTGCGCCAGTAATTGGTGCGTCGTTCAAATAATCAGGGGCGAAGTTGGCCACGTCTGGAGTGGTGCTAGACCCGTCACCTTGGGCTAGGCTTCTTTGCCTGGTCGCCCCAGTTCCATCGACATAAGCAGAAGTTGGCATTTTTAGTTGAGAAGATTTAATCAACCTTTCCCGAAAGTCAACCCTAGAGCAGTATAGAGAAATAAGTGAATGCTTTTAAGCGATAAAATCAAGCAACAAGTTATAAATTTTACAAAGACTGCTCGCGATCGCAATAACAACCCTATTGAAGCTTGTGGAGTTGTATTAAGCGACGGTGAAGTGCTGGACATGAATAACGTTTCTCCAGATCCACAGCACAACTTTATTATTGAAAATAGCGAGATTGAACCAGTCCGCGATCGCGTTGCCGCAATCTACCATAGTCATTGTCTGCAATCTCAACCTGCAATGTTGAGCCAAGTCGATATTGCAAACAGCAAAGCGGCCAAATTACCTTATATCCTCTATCACACTATTTTTGATAGGTGGGATTATTACGATCCAAACGGTATCCATCCCTATCCTTTAGAGCAGTCCCCCAAATATACGCCAAAGGATTTAGACTTTTACCTTTTATGGCGTTTCACATATAACCGCAGCGACTGCTATACGCTAGTGCGAGGATATTACAAGGGTATGCTAGGCATTGATATCCCCGACTTTCCGCGAGGCAATGTTACAGAAACAACAGATTCCAAGTGGGATATGTTTACGGATAATTTCGCGAAAGCAGGATTCGCAAAACTGGATCGCGGTTCACCACTTCAGTCCAATGACATTATACTGATGTGTATTCAGGGGACGCGAACGCATCACGCTGCGATTCTTTTAGATCCCAAAACGGGAAAATCTCTCCACAACCTGGGAGAAGGGCGATGGAGTACCTTTTTTATCTACGGAGGGTATTGGGCGACTCGCACCAGATTTATCTGTAGATATGCCCATCATTAGATAATTCGACATTTTTTCATCATCCTGCCGGATTATTCAAAGCGCCACCTGGGCGTTGTTGGCGTTGAATTTCCTGTAATACGATACTTCTCATAGATTTCTCTAGTTTTGGCACATCTACAGAAGCAGGAGGGTTGCCACTGACATTGATCGGGACATGGACATTGACACCTGATTGGGAGGCGATCGCACTGGCTATATTTCCGCCTCCCACTACACCACCATTATCAAAATTCAATACTTTTCCTAGTTGTAGTTGCTGGAATTTCTTGGCTTGATCCACGGTTAATACCATCTCTCCGGGTGTTAACGCCGCCAATACTGGGATTTTACCCGATGCTTTTCTCTCCCGATCTAGGGCATCCGCGATCGCGCTTGATGAAGGACTAGCGATTCCACCAGTGGCGTAATTTGGAACCATACCACCAGCATAGAATCCAAATGAAGAGAAACCAAGCGAATCGCCTGTCAATCCAGTCAGGGAGTCAAACAATCCTCCGTCGCTGCTCCCGAACAACCCAACCCCTTCCGATAGACCGAATCCCTCTGATCCACCAAGCAAGCTTAACCCACTCAAAGGGGTTGCGCCTCTGGGCGTACCAGTCAATAGGCGGAGAATTGGAGATATCCCCTGCATTAATCCAAACTGAGATTCTTGCGATCCGAAGTTGGCTCCGTTAGCAAATCCGAGCGAATCACCACCAATTCCAGTCAATGAGCCAAATGATCCGCCGCTTCCCCCGAACAGTGTCGAGCCTTGCGATAAACCGAACCTAGCGCCTAGACTACTTCCTTTACCTCCAAACAAGCCGGACATCAGTTGATTGACGGCAAGCTGAGTGAGTTGATTGGTGATAGTGCTTATTAAGTCCTTGAATGCTCCGCTAGCATTCTTGGAGCCACTAATAATGTTCGTAAAAAAGCCGCCAAGCGAGTTCTTGCCAACATCCGCAAGGTCTTTCCCCATGGTTTTAGCCTGTTGCGATATGGTCGCAAGATTGAGTTGGTGAACAAGCTCTGCATTGGTTTTAAGTTGCGCTATCTCGTCATCACTATACGAATTAGCAGTTTCTTTGGCTGCTGCTATTTGCTGCTCTATCTGTAATTGCTCTTGTCGATAGCGCAATTCTTCTTGAGTTAGACTAACTTCGGTTTCCAGCGCCGCGGCTGAATATTGATTACCACCCCTAGCTTGAATCAATTTTGCCTGTCCCATTAAAACGCTGGACTGACTATTACTTAAGCCTGATTCTTTCGATAAGGCTGATTGGCGATCGCTCAACTTGGCTTGCTCTGTTCCTCTTTCTGCTTGAATTTGCAGAGTTTGGAGATTGATCGTGGATGCGTCAGATGCGCTTTTTATCTTGTCATTAAGCGCGTTGATCTGTTTGGTGATTTTTTGGATTTCGTCGGAAGTTTCTGGTAAACCATAAATCTGCAAAAAAGTTTTGTCGCGCTTAAGGTCATCAAGCTGGTTTTTTAGCTGTAGCAGCTCGACGGTGGTTTTATGGACTTCCTCTGCTTTGCCGATTTGATCCTGTATCGATTGCTTTTCCGTGTCAGATTTGGCTAGTATCTGCTGCTGCTTTAAGAGCGCCATAGTCTGTTCGTAGGCTTGATTTAGCTTGTCAATTTGGCGTTGTCTGTCCTGGGTTTTTATCTCTTCTTGATCTGCTAAAGTATTTGTAATATTCAAAGCATCTAAAGCTATCTGCTTCTGTTCTTGTAGTGCTTTTATGTATGTGTCAGCAGCATTAATGCCTTTTGTGTAATCCGTGCCAGCTTCCGCACCCATATTAATATCCAGTTTTCTCAATTCTTCGGCGCGTTGCTTTGGATCTGGATACAGCTCAGGCGTGATCTCTGCTTTGCGACGCTCTGATTCTGCGATCGCCTGTTGCTTCCTCTCCCTGGCTTTAACTAAATCATCCCTTTGCTGGGACGCTGTAATTATCTTCTCATCATATTCGTTGGTAGTGTTGAACTGCGCCAATTGGCGATCTGCGACTTTCTTGGTATCGGCATCTGGCGCGAAGGACGCTTGTAGCTGTAGCTGCGATTTGGCTTGATCTGCTTGCATCTTGCGGGCTTGAGCATCCAATTCCCTCGATTGCTTAATAGCAGCATTACTCGCTACATTCTTGGTGTCATATTCTTTTAGGATCTGCTCCCATTGCGCCTGAGCGCTCTTGAGTCGTTCAATTGCCAAATCTCTCTGATTTTGGGGTGTTCCGCCCGTTGGTGTAGTGTACTTAGTCTGGTCTACTGGTTGCACGGAAGTTATACCACTAGATCCACTTAAAAATAATTTCATCTCAGCATCTCGTCGAGTAACCAGCCCCGGCGCTACTCTGTCTGATGCCTTGTTCCACCTCTGAAATTCTTGCGCTGCCCCTTGATAATCTCCAGAATTCAGCTTCTTAAGTAGAGTGCTTTGCTGTAAGGCTCCTTCACCTTCATTAAAAGCAAAAGATGTCAAAGCGTCTATCTGGTTATTGCTGGCTGGGACCCTAACCATTTTTTGAACCTGTGATCGCTTGACTACTAGTTCTTGAAGTAATCGATTATTAGCTTGTTCGATTGTTATTTGTTCGTTGGGCGATCGCGCCCTAGTCCCAAAACCAACAGAATATTGAGTGCGATCATAGTAAGCCTTGGGGGCGAACTCTTCGGCTTTTTTCACTAAATCTATCAGGGTTGGCGATAAACCGGCTTGATCAAAAATCTGCTCGTTCTTACCACGGACTACACCTGTATTAGTTACGTTAGACGTACTTGAGGCAGGTATATACGCCCTTTTCAGTTGCTCGATCCCTTGGGGTATGCTTGGCATCGTCCACTTACCTCCAGAAATTGATACCCCTTGCAATTTCTGCAAAGCACTGTAATCGCCAGATTTGAGTCCCTTGACATATTCAGCCCATAATTCTTTGGGTATCTCGACATGCAAGTGTACCCCCTCAGCGTGTCCTGTTTGCCCCTCGTATCCCAGGACTTCACCAGGAGCTACGCGATCGCCCGACTTCAGATTCTTGTTGAACCCAGACATGTGGGCATAACGACCAATAACTCTGCCTTGGTTATCGACAATTTCGGCTAGGTTGCCATATCCGCCAGATTCGGCAGTCGTTCTGTATCTGAGTGTCCCTGCCTCGGCTGAAGGTATAGGAGTCCCTGCCTGCCTACCATTAAGAGCAAGAACTATATCTTTGACTATGCGCTCAACCCCACCCCCATCATTGCGGTATCTTTGCCCCTCACGCTCATAATAAGCCTTACCCGCGTGATGCTCATTGTCGGGGTTGGTTACGATCTGTAACCTCTGCGCCAAGACATTATCCCCGATGTTGCCTCCTCCAAAAAAACCTGTAAGCCAGCTAATTCCCCCAGGGCTTTGGACTGGTGAGGGTGCGGCGGATGCTGGGGAATATCCCATCGTTCTACCAATGGCTTGCCTCCAGGCTGGCGCATTTTTGCCCCATAGCCAATCTTGAACATCCTGATTGTTTTTTGATTGATCTGCCGTCAAAATATTGAGTCCAGGGATTTTGCTAATCGCTTCAGTCAGGCGATCGCCCCCCTGCTTGAGATAGTTAAAAGCATCTTTAGCGTTCTTGGCGAACTCAGAGGTTCTGCCGACCAAGCTGCTGACCGTACTTAATACCGAGCCAAACGTACTAACAAGCCCCTCGGCTGCTCTACCCGCATCCTTGATAGCGTTGGGGTGCGCTTTTAGATATTCAGCTGTTGACTTGACAAGCGACAATAGTGCGTGCATTGCGCCACTAACTAAATCCTCTACAGCCTTGTTCAGTGCGTTTACTAGTTCGGGATCAGATTTGAGATAAGTTACTAGCTGTTGAGATTCCGCTCTAACTTCACCTAATACGCCTTTGGAGCTATCCAAACTGGAAACCAATTTACCCAAAGTCTCAACACCATAATTCATCAATGGTTCAAACGCCATACCGACGTTTTTTTGAAATTGATAAAAGGTATCGCTAACGTTACTCAGTCGTCCGTCCAGGGTCTTTGACTTGTTCTCCATTGCATCAAAGTACATTCCCCCTTGTTCTGTCATGCGCTTGATCGCTTCCTCTAGCGCACTGAATTGCAGCTTACCATCCGCTGCTAATTGGGATACCTCCTGCTCGGATGCACCAAGCATTTTTCCTAGTTCTGCTCTTACCGGAACACCCCGACTTTGAAAAGTTTGGATCTCTTCATTGCCTACCCGCCCCATTAATCTGGCTCTACCGTAAGTTGATACGAGTTCGTTTAGGTCAGTATTCGCACCCGCAGCAACATCCCCTAAAATTTTTAAATCCTTAATGATTTGATCTGGTTTTGCGCCCGCGGCTAAATTTTCAACCGCCGCTTTCTGTAAATTCTGTAGCTGGAATGGTGTTGTAGCGGAGAAGTGGGACAAGTCGGCTACAAACTTGTCAACCTGTTGCTGGTTCCCCTGGAAGAATGTTCTCAGCGAAGATTCAAACCCTTGGAAATCTTTGGTGACACTGAAGATCTGCCCCGCAAAGTTTTTAGCAGTGGCGATCGCGCCATTGATTACCCCTGCAACATTGTCAAACGCTCGCCTTCCTGCCTGTTCAAAACTGCCATCGAAAATTTTATTCAGGACAGCTTTGATGGGGGATGTCGATTGCTCAAATTTACTAGAAAAGTCTTTACCAGCAGATTGTCCCGCGTTTCCTGCTTGAGTATTTTGCTTGAATAATCCAGCGATGATTAATGGTAGTCCTCCCAATCCTTTCTTGAAGAAATCACTGAAGCTCTTACTCGCCGCTTGACCTGCTGCGCCTCCAGATTGGGAATTAAAGTTACTGAATATTCCCCCAAAAAAGTTGTTATTCTGCTGTTGCGATTGAGTCGATTGTGGCTGAGTAAATTTCTGGTTAAAGGACTGCTTAATCTGATTTTCGATATCTTTGGCTATCTGTGAAGCGTAATTCTTAACGTCGTCAAGTTGTTTCTTTAGTGCGCTTGGATCTGCCGTCAGTTGCAGTTCGAGAACACCTAAAGAAGTCCCGCCGCCAGAGAAGGGACTACTGCCACTAGAAAAAGGGATATTACCAGGGATTCCGCCAGAATAAGTCATTCAGAATAAGTCATTACAAGGACTCAGAAACTAAAGAAATTTTCCCTATAATGAGTCAAGAAGCTTTTTATACAAATATATGAGTAGATTAGTACTAATACTTGGAATGATTGGGGCGATCGCGCTATCAATAAAACCAGCCCTAGCCGATTTCATTGATACTACAGGTTATGAATATAGTGTCTACGAGACGGCGCTGGGTAGAGCTTTTAGTTACCCCGAATTAAAACCCCATATGAGGGTATACCTAAGAAAAAGCGACAGAGAACGGAAGTTAGACGCTTGGATTGCCTGTGCAATGCTAAAGGATATTAGCGTTAAAGAATATATGCAGAAAAGAGCTGCGATAAATAGCAGTCTGTATGGCAAAAGCACGATGTTTTCAGACAGCATGTTTTATGATTATGCTGTTTTAGCAACTGCGGTAGATATTATCTGCACAGAACATCGTGCTATTTTCTGGGATTTTGTAGAGGGTCGGTAGCTTGCTCTAAAAGCGATCACTGGATAACGATAATACTATTTATTAAGCCATCCAGGATTCTTGACGATTTGCCAGATAAATTCCCACACAAAAGCCAGTCCCATGGCAACGAATGCGATCGCAGCCCGTATTAACTCGCAAATAGTCCCCATTTTCACAACCTGTAGTATTGACAATAAGAGTCTTCCACTTATCCTCTAGCCACTTCCTCAATTTGGCTCTCTATATCCGCAAATGCCCCCCAAACGCGGGAAGGGATGGCATTAAGCGATCGCAGTTCAATAAAAATCCGCGCTGTTTCTCTTGAAATAGGCGCTTTTGCTTTTTGTTGCTCGTCAGGGAAAGGCAAGAAGTCTTGTATCGTTGCACCAGAACTCAGCCCAGCACCAATCTTAGCTACTGCGCTTACCTCTAGATTTGCGTGGAGCTTGTACCGGTTATATATAAATTCCACCATCTCACGGATCAACCAGCAGGGCTGACGGTGGTACTTTCCTCTATGGTAGGCTGGGTCGGAGATTCCAAAGTATTGGAGGAGGTAGTAAGCATCTCTGTAGAATTGCTGCTCTGATTCTGCGGCGGCTCTATATTCGTCAATGCGGGCGATCGCTCCCCCAAGGATACTTCATGTAGTTGTGGTTGAGGAGATACTTCAGCCCATTCTCTCTCTTCACCTAAAGCGAATGCGGCTAGTCGATTGTAAAGGTTCTGAGGTAGCTTGGCTACAATCAGCCTACAAATCTTTTCCCGTGTCGGATCTTGTAACCAGTGTTCCTCTGCGATCGCCATTAATTTACTACATTCAATTCTATCCAGCGAACACCTAAAAGTTTTAGTTAAATTGTCAATATTTTCCAAGATAAAGCTGGGGTTTAACCGTGATCGCAGAATCATCACGGCTATTTCTTGGGACTGCTTTTCTATAGTTAACTGGGGTTGGTTAATTTTGGCTAACTCGTTCCGGTAATTGATCGTAAAAAGCATTAACTTGTTCTGTTCTTCCTCTGTATCTCCGGCAGTGTTCTCTAATTGACGACGGACTAGGGCGATCACTTGCTCTTGACTAATTCCTTCCTTCTCAACTATCAAGTTAACCACTTCAGCTAATGGCTCTATTTGGCGAAACTGGTCGTTCCGCACTTTGAGAGCCATGTACTCTTTTTCCTCTGGATTTAACCCACCCATTTGGGGAAGTGGAAAGCCAGCAATAGTCACGATTTTAGGGGTTCCCCAAGGGTTCTGCATGTATTTCTATCCTTATATTGTCATCTTGTGATAGCGATCGCGTATGAGTTGCGCTTTTTCTGGCTGGCTCTGGGATAACAGCCAAACAAACTTTTAAGCCAGTTAAAGAATATAGAATCAACTTTTCTGGCAATCCAGCCATAAAATAAGCAGCGCCACAGGTTAGGTAGGTATCATAAACCTTGCAATTGAATAGCGCTGCTGTGTGTCCTTGCGAATGCAAATACCTATGGTGATTGAGGGACACGTAGATTAGTTAGAAACTGATCAAGGTTGACTTGGATTGGCTGTCCGTTGGAGGGGAGCAGGGAAACAGTAGAAGCAGCATTGCTGGCCGTTGCAGCAGTGTTTTCCAGTGTTCCATCGTAGAGGAGCAGGCTAACGCTAATCCCGAAAACTGAGCCAGCCGGAGAGTGCTGGACCAAGATTCCATAAACGGTAGGGGTGACAGTGGGAGGGGTGACGGTGAGAGTGACACTGCCCGCCGAGGTTGCAGCATTACTAATAGTGATCGCATTGTCGCTGGTTATCCCAGAAACGGTCGTGCTAGTAGGTATACCAGTACCACTGATTGCGTCCCCGATCGCAACATTAGCGAATCCGTTACCAGTCGTAGTTACCGTAGTACTGCCACTAGTAGTAGTGCAGCCAGAAACAGTAAAACTAGGAGGGGTTATCGCTGCCTGATTAACCTGTTGCAGATTGAAGGGGATAAAAATAGATTCATTTGTGCTGTTATCAGCTTCTGAGCCAATAGCTATTTGAGGATTAAGAGCGTTAGTAGTAGTTGACTTGGGACGAGTCATCCCAGTTAATGAAAGGCTCATATTCAAAAGATGTTATAGGGTGTTGGAGGAGTGTATATGTAACTAGCGCCTTGAACTTGGGCGGTGCAGCTAAAGGTTCTCTTTTCCTGTACTGGGTTAGTTGGATTTGCCGTTTCTAGGAGTGCTGCCCCTTGGTGGGATTCACCACTAGGAAACAAAAGGTTAAACCAAAATTCAAGACCCGCATAGTTTGGGTCGTAAGCAATGGATCGTAATAGGTTTCCGCCGCGATCGCCAAATACTAAGTTGAAATTCAGGGTCATGGTCTTGGCGTTCCCTACAGTCCTTTTCTCCATGCCAAGACCGCTTAAATAGTTGGTGGTGTCACTGTTTTTGATCTGAGGCGATACAACGGCCTCGGTACAGCCAGCGACAAACAACAATGCGTTAGTAGTAGCAGTTGCACCGCTCCCAATACCACCGGGGAGTGGTAAAGTTTGCAAAGTCGTAGATCCCGCAGGAGCAGCATTGCTCAAAGTAGCGGTTATACCACCAAAGTTAAGCAACGTCCCTGAATCTAAAAGCACTGGAGTGGCAGAAACACTGATTGACTGAGCGCCCGCGATCGCAGATGCAGAAGTTGTGATTGTGTAGCTATTTGGGGTGCGAGTTGACACAATAATGTCGTTGCCAACATTCACGGTTGGGAGTTGCCCGATCGCGAACGTTATGCCTAGCGTAGTTTCTACGGCTGAGGCACGATTAATCGTTAGAGCCATATCTTTAATATGTTTATTAGAGATTTCCCTAGAACTCCATAGCAAAAACAGCGGTGTAGGGAGTTGTAAATACCGCTACGTCGTTATAGATGGTAATAGTAATTGGGTTGGAGACTACCCAAAATGACGATTCTCCGGTTATGTCCACGGCGCAAATGCGGACATAGTAAGTACCAGCTGATAGCCCATCCCACTGATAGCTAGTATCCGCAGTATTTTCCGCTGATGACCAAGCACCATAAGCACCTAGCTGATACTGCACATAATAGCTGGACGTAAAGGGATCTTGCTGTCCTGTGCTATTGGTTGGGGGATCCCATGTGGCTATCAAGCTAAATCCGCTGGCTGCGATCGCCCCAAATCCACGATAACTAAGAGCGATACCTGAGGGGACATTAGGAGGAAAAGGAGGATTGCGGCTAGCGGGAAGTGGCGCAAGTGTCCAGCCATTCTCTATTTGAGTGAACTTATTTGGGTCGTACTCTGATGCTGTTATCTCGTGCATCATTTCTGTGCTACCTTGCGCAGGAACTCGGTTAAGTACGCGATATACCTGAGGGGATGCTGTTGTACTAGATATAATCCAGTTGCTTTCTGGAGGAGGAGCGGAGGTAAAGTTTGTCGTTACAGTTATGACGCTGGTTGTTCCAGGGGAATTACTGACAGACTGCTCCTGAATAGTTCCGTCAGCAAGCATGACCGTCAGTGCGTAGGACGTTCCTTGTAGAAGTGTTACGGGATTATCGAGTGTCACGGAAGATGTTGAAGCGGAGACGATTAACCCGCCATACCTAGCACCATATCTTTTGGTATCCCATATCTGAATTAGATCGCCTGGTTTAGTGTAAGCGCCATAAGCCCTTACTTTAAAGGTTACGGTTTCTTGTTCCAGGCGATCAGTTAGCAGTGCTGCCATCCCTGCCCTGTGCGCCTGTCCTTGGGATGTACAGCCAAAACCATTTATTTCTATTTCTCGTACCCCATACTTATTAATGCCGTCCTGATCCTCTACCGCCTCCACCGCTTGACGGTAGAAGTCGTCCTTATTATTCCAAGATACCAAAGCTACAGTATGGCGCGTTTTTAGTCCAGACCTGCTATAGCTAAATATTCCGTCTTCAACGTCTGATTGGGTGAATTGGGCTATGGGTGAGCCTGGCTGGTCAGCAGCACAGCCAACCACCCCATTAATCCAGTACGTGAATCCTCGAAAGACTGACACCAACGACTGAATCACCTTGTAGGCATCTGTTTTCCCGTCTATCAGGACGTTGCATTGAAATCGATGCTCGGTACTTCCATTTCCATCGGAGACATAATCATTGCAGTATTGAGAGATTTCGTACAATCCCCATATATCAACCTGAGAAGTGTTGATATAGCGTCCTAGTCCATAACGCTCGTTTGTCAATAGATCGTATAAAATCCACGCTGGGTCTGCGATCGCCACTGAGGGTGTCTGGAAAGTTCCATCCCAAATCCCATTGTAAGTCAGTCCCCGTGTAGCGGTTGGGGTGGCGTTACTGGGTATTTGAATTAATTTACCTCCCGCCTTTATAGCGATCGTGGGAGTAGCTGTGAATCGACTTGAATCGAATTGTAGCCCAATTAATGCACTATTTGGGTAAGCTAGCTTAATTTCTGTACATTGAGTATAAGTTCTCCATTGTAAGACCCTATTCCATTGTGTGGTGTCCAGGTCTTGAGGTGTGACGCGCTCAACTTGAACACTAAAGTCCTCAATGGTTCCACCAGCATTGTTCACAGAAAAAGAGTATTCAAATTCTGTGAGTGTTGGAAACCTGCCGCTAATCGTTTGATCTAGGCGCGTTTCCATTCCTCCACTACCTTGCTGGATGTAGATCTTGAACTCGATTGAAGATCCTAAAACACCTCCACTGGGGGGATACTGCTCTAGCGTGATTCCAACACGGACACGAATGATATCAAGGTTGTTGTTGACGATTTGCTTAGTAACTGGGACTTCGTTTTTGACCTCTACGCCCACATTTGTCTCTACTTCCACGTCGTCTGCAAATCCTGGTATCCTGCTTTGTCCTTGGGTTCCACTTCTCCAGTCCCAAGTAAACGTGTTTGAGTTAACGCTTCCGTCGTTGTAAGTGCCGTCAGAATTGAGATTCAATGTATTGAAGTTGTTGCTACCGTCAGCATTCTGCGCTGGAGTTCCGTCAAAGTAGACGGATTGCAGTCCATTAATTGGTCCCTCAATTTCACCCTCTGAAATTATCCCCAAGACTGTAGCTGTAGAGGTACTGTATCCAGTTACAGCAGTTTGGGGTGGGCTTGGTGGTCCACCGCTACCAGCCGCAAACCCTTTAAAATCTTTCTTCTGAGGCTTTTCGGGACGCTGCTTCTTGGGCATAAGGTTTTATTCTTAGGATTGCCGTGATAGCGATCGCTATCACGTCTTCAGGGTTAAAACAAAACGGTTAATTGCCTTGCCAGCGCAATTAACCGACTCTGAAGATAGCATCATGTTTGATCTGATATTTCCCGCTCTGAGTCGGGACAAATTTTGTGACAATATCCAACAATCTTTAACCCACGACAAACAAAGAACCAATTACCGCGACTTGAAACGGTGATGGGGCGATCACAGAACAAACAATAATTCTTTGGCAGTCTATTGGGCATTGAGAAAATTTGCTTATGGTAAAGCCCTGTTCTTGCTACAGACTTCGCAAAATACAGGGCTTACCGCTAGGGACTAATTACCTGTGGGGCTTGTTTGGGTAGCGGACTGGGTAGGTGCTTGAGCTGTGGGTTGAGGCAAGACGGACTGTAAACCGGCAACTGCTTGGCTAAACTGTGCTGCTTGAGCTTGTGCTGCTGCTTGAGCTTGTGCTGCTGCTTGAGCTTGTGCTGCTGCTGCTTGAGCTTGTGCTTGCAGGTTTGCGATCGTTGCTTCATCCGCCTTGTCTTGGGCGGATACTGTCGCCAACTCCTGAGCCAGGTTAGCCTTGTCCTGTGTTAGTTGTGCGTTAGTCGCGGTTAGCTGTGTATTAGCCGCAGTCAAAGACTGAATATAAGTTGTTGCCTGTTGAAAAACAACAATAGCGCCAGCTAAATCAATAGTTCCGCTAGGTGCTGCGGAAACAGGAGGAGCAGGGGGATTAACAGGTGGAACGGCAGGGGTGTTGCCGGTATCTTGAGCGGGCGCTGTTGTGGAAATATCTGTCATAGGATCTCCTTGCAAGAATTACCCTAGCTTTCCCTAGTTCTGGACGTAGGAGGATCTAATATCGGCTGATACTATGTAAATCCCTACGAGTGCCACCCCGTAAACTACTGGCACTCTGCCACCCTCCTGCGTATTGTTGGATGGCGCACTGAATAGCTCTGGGCTTTTGGATGTATCTTGCCTATTGAATAAGGCAGAAATACCGCTGAACAAAAGTGCTCCACCGGTAAGCGCCAGCGTCAGAGGGGATAACCCTAATAACCCTACGCCAGTTAATCCCAGTCCAAGTAATGCTACACCCCCAATAATCCGAAGAGCTGCGCCAGATCCTGCGATTATTGGGGTAATACGGATCGATCTGACCTTCTTGGAAATCGGGCAATTGAGCTGCTTTTCCTCAATGTCCTCGTAACCTACTTGAATAGTGTAATTAACTCCGCGTTGAGCCGCTTCAAACAAATAATTGGCAAAGCCTTTAAAGTTGGCTCTGAGTGCTGCGATCGCCTCGGCAACACTACCAACAGCAACGGTGATTTGATTTGTAAATAAATCTCCTAATTCACCACAAAGAGTAATAGTAATCATATTTTTTCAAGCATGACTTATCCGATAATTCCCTTAACACCGACTTGGGAAAATTCAGCAGAAGAAAAAGCGGATATCGCCAGTACTAGATATGGGGATGGCGGCGTGGAAGCTCGCACCACTAAAGGCATCAACCCAATTACAACTACTTGGGATATTCAAGTGACGATCACGAATTTTGCTGACGTTGATGCCTTTCTTAAGGCTCAAGAAGGAACACCATTTCAATTATCTTTAGACGGTGGTGTAACTACCGACGGCAACCTGTATATCTGCCAGGAATACCAAATAGAACAGCTAGGACTAACAGCAGCAACTTTTAACGGTAAGTTCCAGCAAGTGAGGCGATTCTCGTGACAGTTATTGCCAACATGCTCACCTTAGCCCCTGACTCGCCCATAGAGCTATTCGAGATTTCGGGCTGGAATTTAAGTAGCCTGATTGAAACGCTCTATATCTGTAATTACTCAGGGGTGAGCTTTGACGGACAGGCGTACTCAGCAATTGGGTGCGAGTCGGATGGTTTCGACTTAATCGGTCAGGGTCCAGTCCCTACACCTATGCTCACAGTTTCTAATATTGGTGGTGTAGTCTCAAACTGGTTGCTTCAGTGCCGAACCCAAACAAATTACAGACTTGAGGGTTCAACAGTCCTGCGCCGCATCACCCAAAGACAGTTTCTGGATGGGCAGTCAAACGCAAGCGCTTCAATCAAAGAGCTCCCACGGCAGCAATATGTAGTTGAGCAGATGACAGAGGAAACTTATGTGGCTGTTAAGTTTCGCTTAGGTAGTCCTTTTGACGTGGATGGGCTGACATTACCTGCTCGCCCGTTACTACGCACCTGCTCTTGGCTTTATCGATCTTCCGAGTGTGGTTGGACGGGTGGCTACTACACTCTAACTAATCAATCAACGACAGATCAGACGCAAGATCAATGCGCTAAAACATTAGTCGCTTGCCAAACACGGTTTGGGCAAAGCGTTGACCTACCATTCGGTGGCGCTCCAGGACTGAACGCCTATACTCAGACCGGAGGGTAATTCTAGAATCTAGATTATAGAATATTGGAAGAAACGGCGATCACACTCAACACAATAAACCCTCCCCTTTTCGTCAAGGGGAGGGTTTAGAGAGGGCAAAACTAAATAAATTACACAACGTTTTCAGCAAGAAATGGCACTTCGACTATATTTAGATACCCTTGACTTGAAGGATTAAAATATATTCCTCCTGACAGCTTAAAGTCGGTTTTTTCTTTGTCGATCCAATCACGGGCGATCGCGTCTGATGCAAATCCAACAACAGGTATGGGCACTGCATCTCGATCTGATGCTTGGCACACAACATAAACGCTGTGCAATTCATCAAACCAGTAACTATTTTGTTCGTCTGTTCCTATTTCCTCCTCCTCCAAACCCTCGTGGTCGGAGTTGGAACTGGAGATAAACGCGCTCAACAAACACACTACAAAAACAACGGCGAAGGCGATTTCTATTAAAGATTCATTCATGACTTAAAACTTGGTTAGTTTATCCAATTCAATCCAACGATCAACTAAAAATTTCCACACTGCGATCGCTGCTTCCCTGATTTTTCAAACATAATTATTGTTTATCCTCACTTCACTTAATCTGAAACTCGCTTGCATTATCTGAAATTCGTCATAAGGGGAAATAGTTTCCCGACGGCGGGGAAAATAGAGCCTCATTTTGTTAATCGCACTAGTGAATTTTGAATATTCTTGCTGAGTGCGATCGCCTATAGTTTTCACCACAACTAGCCACTCGTAACGCTCAAACTGCTGGCTATTGAATAGCAATTGAGACGATGAAATATTCTCAAATCTACTAATACTAACTTCTAGTCCACCGTTAATAGTCCCTTTTGGGGTAGAACTAGGCTCAACCCAGATACTGGGCTGACCATTAGCAAACTGCCCCAATTCTTCTGAGAGAAGGTCGGCGATCGCTGCTCTTAGTTCTGGCGCGGTGTGGCTAAATCTAGGCATATATTGTCCAGTCTGTAGAAAGTAAGTCTGTTTGGCTTGCTAACCAAGGGACGCGACTACCTTGAGGATAGGCGGCATGGTTTACGGGATATTCCATATAGATGTAAGGAAGTGTCATTTTGCTATGCTCATCTGGCACCTGCAGGTTCAACCACATTCCTTTACCATTCCAACCTTGGCGTGCGACTTTTTTGCCGTCTTTTAATGCTTTTAAGGCTTCTTCAAAACCCATAGTACTTTTCCCGTCAATTTGATTGTTTCTTGATTAATTCACCCACGCCAAGCTTGCTAGCTTAGTATCATAAATTGAGAAGCTTTCAGCGCTCCAGTTTTTACGGGAACTGCGTCTAGTAGCCTCTGGTTAAAGTAAACAGTGGTTCCGATAAACGCAGCCTGCAAATTATGAGTTGACTGATAAATTCCTGCAAATGTGCTCGGTAAATTGGAGCCTGACAAGGCTTTATCTGTCCAGTTATCGCCTTGGTGTTCATGGACATAGTAAGCATATGGCGCTGACCACACATAAGTCGCTGTGGCTACTGGCATTTGTGGTGGTGTCCAAGATTTCCAGTTGGGCATGATTGAGCCTATTTAATATAGTGCCAAGTTCCCAGTTCCTTGCCATCGTCATACATTCTGGAAGTAGCCCAAAAAGTGCTTCCCTCCACGGGGTAGTCGTTCCTGCCATCAGTAAATACTGATAAATTACAGCATTTATTGCTCCACACGCGCAGAACTATAGCAGGGCGTGTCTGTCCCTTGTTATTTCCATCGGGGAGAACATAGCCAACGACTGTGCCTACGGTTAATTCACGTTCGGGTGCGATCGCCGGTGTTGTTGATGTTTCTTCCATACAGTATCACCTGAACTCAAAAGTGCCTCTAATTTCCGTTCCGATCGCCCTAGCCAAAGCTTTGGACACTCTAGGTCTAGTACTATTCAGAAACGGTTCTAGGGTAAATTTCCCTTTTCGCTCGGCTCCGGTTAGCGGGTCAATGTACACTGCTGCGGCTTCTGACTGATTAAGGACAAAATTAGGCGGAATAACTTTTGGACTGACCAAATAGCCTTTGAAAGATACCAGATTTGGGTTACTTCCTGGTTGATGTTCTACCGATGTACTCCCCTGAACCCATGCCTTCACCATATAGGGTATAGTTACCTGCTCTGGATTTCCGGTTTCTGGATCTGTGCTAAATTGTCCCTCAACTGGGAGATTAAAAGTAATAGTTAGGTTGGGTACAAATGGACCAGACATATGCGGATAATCAAGTACTCTTATTTCAGTTTCACCAAAACAAAGATATCAATTTAAGAAACCGTATTGTTGAACAAAATATGGGTTTAGTTGGGATGGTTGCTCGGCGGATGCTCGATAAAACCACTCTACCTTTAGAAGAATTAACCCAGATAGGTAGTGTTGGACTGATCAAAGCTGTAGAGCGTTTCGACCCCAATCAAAAAAAGAAGCTTTCTAGTTATGCCGTGCCGTTTATTCAGGGCGCAATTTTGCAATTCCTTAGAGATAAGGCGCGGACTGTAAAGATCCCTCGTGGCTTGCAGGAAACATACCAAAAAATTAAGCGCTTGATGTTGAAGGATGGCGTAACCTACGATCGCGCAGCAGCCATCCTCGGTATAGATCCAGGATTAGCCAAAGAGGCTGACATAGCATGTAATCAGTTTGTAGCAGAATTGCCGGATTCCCTTTCATCTGAGGAAATAGAGGAATTTGAATCAATTTTGCCGCTACTTGATAAATTACCGGAGGATATTGGGCAAATCCTGCGATCGCTCTACATAGATAAAATCCCGATTAAAGAATTGTGTAGTAGTTTGTCTCTGAAAATAAATCAAGTCAAGAAACTCCAACAGGAAGGGATAAGTCAGCTAAAGTTGATAGTTTCGGGGCGCGTAAAATGCCCTAATTGTTCAGGTTATGAGACGGTTAAGAACGGTAAACGGGGCGTAAAGCAATCTTATCTATGTCGAACTTGTAGCCATCAGTTTGTAGAGAATCCTTTGCCAATTGGGCGCAAAGGATATGAAGCTAATTTAAAGGTGAAAGTGTTGGAGGCGATCGCTTCCGGTAAGTCTTTGTATTGGTGTGAAGCTTATTTGGGAATAGACCATAGTACCGCCCATTTTTGGCGGGAAAATTATGCTATAACTTCTGAAAATCTTCTATCTAAAAAACTAATGACAGCAGCACAGCAACAATGGGAAATTACCTCTAAATTCACCGGACTTGTTGATTACTTGGTGAAAAAGTGTCCTGAATCACCGGAATTGGATCAAGCTTTACAGCTATTGAATCAAGCCATGCAAAAAAGCCAACAAGCTGTAGGAGCTAAAAAATGAGCAACGAGATTTTGTGGTTGCCGATTGAGGAGGCGATCGCCCGCTTCCACCCTGAGAACCCGCGAGAACACACGGAAGAAAATGACTTGCCTTGGATTCGCGAGTCACTACTAGATTTTGGATGGCTGACTTACCCAACCATTCAACGCAACTTAGATAACTCCCTTGGCTACTTAATTTCCGGTCACGGACGCATCCAAGGTGCTGAATGGTTGAGCCAGCAAGACGCAGAATTCTTTTTGTCCGAGTGGAATAGGTGGTTGAAAGCCACTGGCAGAGACAAGATAGCCGCCAAACACCAAGGTCGATTTACATCTGATTATTGGTCCAACATTCCAGCCGTCCCCGTCACGCTGGACGAGTTGAGCCAGAAATCGGCTTTACTCCGACTTAATAACACGAGTCATGACGGTCGCGACGACCCCGGCAAAATTGCAGCTATCCTAGCTCAAATGCCAAAAAAACAAATTAAAGCGGCGGGCTGGGATGTTAATACCGCTAAAAACTTTATGAATGCGTTCTTGGTTCGCAAAGAAGAAGAACCAGAGGAAGAAGCGGAATTTCAAGACAGCCAAACTTTTGAGCATTCTGACGCTACGGATTATGGGACTGGTGAGGCGATCGCCCATGATGCTCCCACAGATACCTATGACGATTACGCTCCGCCGCCAGAAGCTGAACTAGCTTCCGTAGATACTGCCGAGATTGGTGAAGTTGAAGCAATCTCCAATATCAATTACACCGCCAAAGGCGAACAAGTTCAGTTTTTTGTGTTCCTCGAAAAAGAGGAATTACCAAAATTTAAGGACAAGCTGGGGGCGATCGCTTCTAAGCTCGGCATACCAACTGAAGGCTCAATCCAGCAGTGGAGAAGTCAGGCGATCCTTAAAGCAGTAGATTACATTCTCGGTTTACCAGATGAGTCAGCAAGCACAGAAACCCCCGAAGTTTGACATAGAGAATTTCTTGGCGGAGTTTAGAGCTAAGAAATATCCGCCTAAGAGATATAAGCGGAACTTGTCCCCAGAGTTTATTGAGGCGGCTAGGCAGCGAGCCTTGAGGGTTAGACCTTGGGAGAAATCCACTGGTCCAAAAACGCCAGAGGGCAAGGCTAAGGTAGGTCAGAATAATTTCAGACATGGTAGGCGATCGCGCGTCATGCAGGAAGTGAATAAATTAATCACAGAAATTACGAGGAATTAGGTATGTTCTACCAAACAATCAAAAACGGAGTCTATAAATGTTGGCTGCATTTCAATCAAGGAATTTTTGCGCTAGAACTCCGCCTTGGCTGGAATTTACCAAGTTTTACTCTCAGAATCGGTGGCGAAGAATCTCAATTGGGACTGTCTGCAAGATTAGTTTTTGTTGCGGTCTATTTAGGGTTAGAACTGAGAAGCCTTTCTTTCTTGCAAAAAGCGAGATTACTGGGGTTTAGCTTTTTTGAAGATGTTATTTTTCTTTATCCATTTAACTTAGATGATAATGGTCTGAGATTACAATCCCCTATTACAATCAACTGGAAAGATATATTGCTTGGCGAATTAGCAATAAAAAGTGAATTAATAGTAAAAGAGCCAGTTGTTTTTCATTACGAAAAAGCCTATTTAGGAACAAAAACCGGGTATAAAGTTGAAAGCTGTCGCTCTCGCCTTTTTGGGCTGGGGAAAAGAAATTATTTTCGGTGTGAAATAGAAATACCAGAAGGTATTCCTGTTCCTTCAACTAATGAATGGAATTCGGAGGAAGATGCCATTTATGTATTTTCAATTAACTTTTTAGAAGAGGTAGACGATGGCGTAAAACTATTTAAAAAAGAAGTAGAAAATACTAGAAGAAAATATGGCGGCGCTGATTGGCAGCCAGAAGCGATCGCATAACATTAACCGCAATAGGTAAATTAAAATGGCTAGCGATTCGCTATATGGTAAAAAATTAACTGGAAAATGGCGAGAAGCTTTTGCAGAGTCTCAGCAATTTGACTATGAGACCATCATCCGCGAAAGTTTCTACGTCGCTCACGGACGAATCCTTAGCCAGATTGAAGGGGCGGGTAAATTCTCCAAGGAAGCTAAGACCTTGTTGCAAGCTTGCGAGGTGTTAGTCGAGCAGGGAGAACTTACCCAAGAGTTTGTTGAGGAGCTAAAACTTAGGTTGTTAGGCTTAGACCTGCACGGGATGCTGCAAGCTTTTCAGGGAACCTTGGCTTTAGCTGATGGGGCAATCAGGTTTTCTAAGCTAGCGGGTTTTCGTCGTCAGATAGAAATCTGCAAAAGCTTCATAGTCGCAGTTCTGAAAAATTCTCAAGACAGGGTAGCGAGAGAATTAGCGATCGCCTGTATTCAGCAGCTAAAACTTGATGCCGAATTACCCCTAGAAGATCTGGAGGCACTAATAGATGAAGCGAAACAAAAAGATGGCGAGCAGAAAGATGGCGAGCAGGAGGAAACCCAAAAAAACAGCCAAACTCAAGCGCGTGAAAAAGTGCAGTACAAAAAAGATGTATTAGAAGTTCCTGACGATGTTTTAGAGGGGGATTTGTGGGATGAGTGAGGAACAAGAAGTTAAACGTGAATATGAGGCGAGAAGGCGAATAGTAAATATGCGCCGCAAAAAAATGCGTGAAATTGGCGGAAAACCTCAGCCTCTAATGCCACCTTTTGAAGAAACTTACCGCTACAAAATATTAAAAGAGTATGAGAATAATTGATGCTTTGCCACCCAAGAAATATGCTGAAGCCGCAGCACACGCCAAATCTCCAGAGTTTCAGGCACTTAAACAAAAAACCATACAAAGAGTTCAGGGTTGGTACAAAGATCCAATAAGCGATCGCATCCCCGCTTTATGGTTCGGATTTGGCAAAGACTCTATGGCTACTGCTTTAATACTGCAGCTAGCCGAACTTGAGTACCGCAACCTAGTGATCGACTGTGGCGCAGAGTTGCCACAGCATTATACGGTCTGGGATGAGTGGCAGAACTATGCAGAGCAGAGAAGTAGCGCTGAATTTGAGTTATACGAGACTGATGAGCCAATGCCCCAAATCATCAAAAAATATCTTGTTTGGGGAGATGCCTACGGGCTAAAAACGGAGAAGGGAACCCCGCTCAATTTTTGGGATTGGGGAGATATGGGTACTTCAATCGCGTATGAAACAATTTACCAATTTCATCACCTTTACGGAGAAGGTAAAGCTAATGTGATGTATATGTGGGGCGCTAGAGGTGCAGAGGGCATGGATCGGCATTTTGAAATAGCTCAAAAAGGATTGCTGCAATTCCGTGATAAAGGCTGTAAAGATCTCTTACCTTACGTTAGGGCATTGCCAATAGGGGATTGGCTTGATATCGATGTATGGGCTTTACTCGTAGAACAAAACGCGCCGATATCGCCTATTTACTCAATGCACCAAATACCCCAAAGCAAAGGTAAGCCATTTCCGAGAACTTTGTGGTACTGCACACCTGAAACTTTGTCCAGTCAGTTCTATAAGTGGCTTGCCTACTACGCTCCAGTCCAACTGAAAGAATTATGTGATTTGTTCCCCGAAATTGAAGCACGCCTGAAGGTAGATGCCTTGAGGGAAATCTAGTAACAAATATTTGACTTATAGGATTTGCATATGGCTAGAGCATTACCCCCAGACGACGGAAGTAGTACCAGTGGAGGTGTATATAAAGCGGATTTTTTCACTGGGGAACAAGTGGAGCGGTCCCGCAAGGAGCGGAGGATCGGAACGAGGATCGGAAAGAATATGGCGCGGAACCAAGCCAACCGCATCAATAACGGGGTTTTTAGTATGGGCGGTAAGAAAACTAGCAGCGATGCCTATCGCAGCGCTAGCGCAAAAAAAAATAATAAAGGTGAATCCGCGGAAACTAGAAGTACTCCATCGAGCAGCAATGTATCTCAAAGGAAAGCAGAGGCTATTAGAAACCTCGCTCGTCGTGGAGCCACTGAGGGGGAAAGAACGGCCGCCCGTGCTGCTGCTCAAAGGCTAGGTATTGAAATCTAGAATTTAACTGTAACTACATCTACGCTATTTCCGTTCAAAGCCCGCTCCATTGCAACTATATGGAACGGGCTTTGCGCCTCCCAGATGTCCCCGTGAATAAATTCGCTACCAACTCCCATCACAGGTAGACTTAGAAAATGCTGCTCCTCTAGTAAATATCCGTAAAGATTTCTACCCTGCCAGTCTTCCTCACCCAAGAATTTATTTATGTCTGTACCGTGACCATGTTTTCCTGAGTCTATGGCGAAAGTCTGAGCGTTGTATTCCTTGATCTCGGTAATCTTTGCCCAGCCAATAAAACTGTTAATCGGTATTTCTCCTGGCTCAAAAGTTAGTTGAGTGATCGCCTCATTCCCAATCTTTTCATCTTCCAAGGTGTTGTAAGCAGCAGTGTGGAAGATAATTTTTCTCTTTTTTTGCGGAGTAGTCGAAAGAACTATAGTATGTTCAGCGATCGCAAAGAGTAGAGCCTCATCGGGGAACAGAGAAATAGCTATGGGCTGCATAAATAATCCCTCAAATAATGACCATTTTAGTCATTATTTGAGGGTTGTAAAGGTAGTGATAGGCGATCGCCACTATACATCAGAAAATGTCAATATATCTGTTGCAGATATGATATGGCTTGATAGATATAAGTTGTACTTATTAAAAAACATGGGAGAGTGATCACCTATCACTACTATTTAAATGTGGCTGCCATTTGCTCTATTGCTTGAGCAAAACCCTTAACCTTAGTAGGATCATTGCTGTGTCCCCAAAATTTAATCTGTCCTTTGATGTTGAGTACAGGGACTTTAAATAAGAAAGATCTGGTCATTTTAAACATATATCCACCATCCTCATCTGGGAGGCAATCAGCAATATAGGATGCTCCTATAATTGCCTGCCTATAGACTGTTTTGGGGTTAATACCATACTCATGAAAATATGAGTCATCAGATGTACTAGCAGTGGCATGGATGAGAACCCATCCCCTTTTCTTGGTAGCCCAACTTCTATATTCAAATTGTTTTTTACCCAAGCAAATAGCATAAGCATGTGGTGCATGAACAGATAAAGCCTTAATCTTGTCTACTAGGTTAGCCATTCCTGAACTCCTACTGTTTGACTCTCACATTTATATAGTAGCCTATTACCCAAAAAATGTCAAGAGGTTTTTGAGCATTTTCTGGGTAATTTATTTACCATGTGTGGAAAACTTTAGCACCCTTTGGTAGACTCTTAACTTTGCAAACATGGCTGAAATCAGCACCTTGGCTTGTGCTAAATGTTAGAGACTTAATAAAGTAACAAGCAGTATTTGACTTGTACTCTAATTCATCCTCCACAGCCACATAATAATTCTCATTCCAGATAATGTACTTTCCTTCATTGTCCCACTGGATATTGGACATATTAAACTGGGAATAAACTTCTTTTGCCTTGTCAAGAATTTGTTTTCTGGTTATGCTCTCAAATTCTGCATCTGTTATGGTCTTGAGGTTATATCCTAGAATCTCTGCATCTGCTGCTTGGCTAAAACTTACTTTGATGTAATTCATGGCTTGATTATTAACTGGTTGGATTTTTTTGGGTGGTTTTTCTTCCCTCACCCTTACATTTATATAGTAACTCATTACTCAGAAAATGTCAAGAGGTTTTTGAGAATTTTTTCAAAAAAATAGAGCCTCCATAAGCATGGAAAACTCCGTAAGTTATAGATACTGAGATGAGGGTTGCCTAATCATCTGGTTCGACGAGAATCACGCGATCGCCCATCTTTTCTAAGTGCGTACTTACCTGTTTAACGGAAGTACCGAGAGCAGCAGCGATCGCATCTACATCCAGTCCCTGAGCCTTCAACTCCGCTATCTTAATTCTTCTAATATGCGCTTTTACCTGCCTGGGAGAGATATCTAGAGCAGCAGCGATCACATCTAGATCCAACCCTTGGGACATTAACTCCGCTATTTCTCGCGGCCTTCTCTCTGTCCTTGTTGGTTTCTTCTGCTGCGATCGATACCTCTTCATATACTCAGCACGGGATTCCCTGGAATCCTCATCTCTACGGCGGTTAAACTCCGAGAGCCTAACTTCCTCCTTTTGTCTATAGCGCTTTCGCCGCTCTTTCGCCTTTTCCGACTGTTCGTATTTCTTCTGCGCTCTTTTCAAAGCGTCGTTTTCACTATCCATGCTAAAATACCTTTGTTTGACTCTCACAAATTCAAACACCCTCTCACTCTTCATGAGAGGGATAAGACTATCGTAGCGCATTACTCAAAAAACATCAACCGTGCGCGATCGCTATTCCCCACAAGGGAATATTCAAATAAAATGCCGAACTGGGGGACAATTCTTAATCTTGAATCACAGGCGAGACAAGCGATCGCTGTTGAACCTGGAGACAGAAACAAGATTACTTTGTTTGAGAAATTCAAGCCTAACCCCGGCGGACAAGCAAAATTTTTGGAGTTAGCCAACTGGCGGTCAACTGAGCCGCTTAGTCATAGATGGTTAGGAGCCATTGGGGGAATAGGTAGCGGTAAAAGCTATATCGGTGCAATTTGGGCTTGCTCCCGTGCTTTGGTAGCTCCAGAAGTCCGGGGTATGATATCTGCAAATACCTATGGACAGCTAGCTCGCGCTACATTACTGACACTGGTTGAAGTATGTAGACAATTTGATATCCCTTTGGAACCGTGGAGGGAATCACCAGAAGATCAGGCGCTAGCGATCGCAAACTGCCAACGCTGCTATATTGGACCAGACCGGGCGTTTGTGTACGTCCTAAGCGTGGACGCTTTCACTGGCAACACTCAAGCGGGGCGAGGACTTGAGATTAGATGGTTTTGGGGTGACGAGTTTGCGTATGCCCCAGAAAAAGCATTTCTGACAATTGATGGACGCTTGGGACGTGGTCCGGGAAAGTTGAAAGGTCAAGGTATTTTGACAACTTCGCCAGCAGGATATAACTGGCTCTATCACAAGTTTGGAGATCCGGCGCGGGGTAAGGATTTGAAGCAAATTTATGCAATGGTTTCAATGTCGTCTCTAGAAAATCGAAAAAATTTAGGGGATGACTATGTGGCCTCTCTAGAAGCTAATTACACCGATGAGTTGTATAACCAAGAAATACTTGGGCAGTTCGTTAACAGCAATATAGGAGTAATTTACAAATACTTTGAGAGAGTCAAGCATTCTCTCAGTGGCGAAGATGCGGAATTGCTAGAGTACGATCGCCGATTACCCCTACTCCTATCATTTGACTTTAACCACACTCCAGCAGTGTGTTTGGCAGCTCAGCAGCGAGGAAATGAAATCCATTTCTGCTATGAATGGTTTTTACTTGACTCAGACTTGTGGGAATTGACTGAGAATATCGTTGATTGGGTTTGCGATCGCGGGCTACCACCCCAGATTCAAATATTCGGGGATGCCACGGGGCGAGCGAGAACTGCGGCTAGTCGCCTATCTTCATGGGATATTGTTTTTGAGGAATTAGAGCCATTAGTCGAGGCGAGAAATGGTTATCTGGTTAAGAAATTTGCTGATACAAACCCTTACGTTATCAATCGGGTTCATTCAGTTAATCAGATGTTTAAACAAAGTCGGTGTTATGTGCATTTTGAAAACTGCCAGAATTTTATCAAAGACCTAGAGCAAGTAGCCTGGGATGATCAAGGGGGTATTAATAAAGGCGATAATCCTCTACTCTCTCACCTAACCGACGCGGCGGGTTACTTGATTCACTCAATATACCCATTCAAGAGAGAACCCAAGCAAAAGCCAAAACGAAAAGTCAAGGGCATTGCTGCTTAAAAATATTTCCAGAAATTTCCAGAAATTCCCCAAAAAACTCTTGACGTTTTTTAAGTAATGAGTTACTATATAAATGTGAGAGCTAGGCAATAATAGGAATTAAAACAATGAGTCAAGAATTAAAGGATTTGAGTGCAGAGGATTTGAGTGCAGAGGATTTGAGTGCAGAGGATTTGAGTGCAGAGGATTTGAGTGCAGAGGATTTGAGTGTACTTGAGTTATTCAACCAGCCAAAAGAGATAGGTGATAAGTACTTAGAGGACTTGGAGAGGACTTACCAGGAGGCCTTTGCTCTATTTGAGTCAGAAGAATAATTTCGCCCCCCCAACAAGGGGGGACTCCATAGAATTAAATGCTCCTGTCAGGGGAAATCTACTAGCGGTAGCCAATTCATGTGGAGGAAATTTAATGCAGCATTAAATAAGAATGTAAAATTTTAGCTCGAAGGGGAATAGTGATCGCCCAAAAAACAAGCACCCATCTACAAGGTGCTTCTACTGCTAGTGCATCTCAATTGTATTTCCCTATCCCAACGGTATGCGGTTTCCGTTTCCTGGATCAACTATTATCCCCGTATAGGGATAAAGCCTTTTTCTAATAGTTTTCAGGTTCCGCTCTGGGCGGAACTCATAACCCTGTTGGGTTATCGGGCTTGGGTCGAGCGCCCACCCTTCAAATTCAGTCACGATCGCCCTCACCCGATTTTCCCATGCAGGATTTTGGTTTATCTGCTGTATGGCGTAAGTCAATTGATCTCTGATTGACTTGCCCGCACTAAATAGGTCTACTTGTAAGCGAGACTGACCCTCACCGCCCATAACAACGGTGTACTGCTGGAAAGTCAGTTCATAAATTTCATACAAGTAGCCTACTTCGGTATCACTTAGCATAGTCAATTAATGAATCTAGTCCAAGCCAATTGACATCAGGGATTTTAGCGATCGCATCTTCTACATTTGCGAGGGGGCGGCTATTCTGCACTTTTTTAGCCTGTTCCGTGGATAATCCTAAGCCCTCCACTAATTCCTTGAGAGGGACTAAGTTGATTTTAACCTTTGGCAGATTTTCAGGTGGCTTGGAATTTTGGGACTGAGGTTGTGCCTGAACAGTTGCTATAGGTGGAGTAGAGCGATAGCCCCTTTTTAAAAAATCATTTTCGAGACCCCTGGGGACGTTGAAAGGCATTCCTGTGGGAGAGTAAAAAATCATAGACTTAACACCAATCCACACTTACGAAAGTCTACAACTTTTGAACCAGTGAGCATGTAGGCTGCGTTCTTTTCGCTAACCGTACCTAAATCGTAGTTACCTGTAAATATTTGCATACCCAAAAGAGTATCTGGATCGACAATACTCGCGGCTACCGCTCCACTGCCGGGGCGAGGCTCCTTGATTTGGCGCGTTGTCATTGCCATTGCTTCAACATGGTTAACAGTATTTATCGAAGGTATGTAAGGAAGGGAGAAGACATCAGTACCAGGCACAAACACAGAAGCATCCAGCTTATTCCCGTTAGGCGCGTAAGGCACTAAGGTCACAATTGGCGCAGTTGCGGTAGCTGTATTTATCCGCAAGATTACTCCAAACGCCTTAGCGTTAGAACTCGTACCAATACGGCAAATTTGACCAACTGCAACACTAGGGCTGAGTGCAGTACTACAAATCAGGGTGAAGTTTACTGCTCCCAATAAAGTCGTAGCTTGAAAATCGGCGTAAGTAAACATTGTTGCGTCGTCCGACGCGGAGGCGATCGCTAGTGTCCCCTGCACACCTGATGCAGTGTCAAGGTCTGCAACTCCGGCTTGCCCGCTGACAGTGTTACTCCCCGAAACCTGGAATCCGTAACGCTCAACAAATTGCCCTTGAGGTAAGCCAGTTTCAATTAGTTGCCCAGATCCTTGTAGACCGATCGCGAAGCCAGTGACCACAACTGCATCGCCAAGGAAAGAACCTTTGGCGGTTGTGCTC